GATGTCTTCGAGACGGAGGACGAAAACAAGACACCCTTCGAGACTGCTTGGGACGAGCTCAACCAGAGGCTGTCGATCTTTACCTACCTGCAACGGGCTGACACACTGAGTGGGGTTGGTCGGTATGGGGTGATTCTATTGGGGTTTGATGATGGCTTACCGCTCATTGAGCCAGTCGCCGGTATAGACGAAAGAGGTCTAGCCGGTCAAGCCCGCACGGGTGCCAAGCTGCTCTACCTGCGCCCGCTGGACGAGACACTCGCCAGGGTCCAGGCTTTGGAGGCTGACATTACCAATCCTCGATACGGTCAGCCCACCAAATACGAACTCCAGTTTGCTGACACCGCCCAGCCGTTGGATACCGCCGGCGCGAAGATGTCGCAGGTCGTGCATTGGAGTCGCGTTATTCACCTAGCTGATAACCGAGCCAACTCTGAGATCTATGGCATTCCAAGAATGCAGAAGGTCTTCAATCGTCTGCTTGACATTCGCAAGATTGCCGGCGGGTCAGGTGAGATGTTTTGGAAGGGTGGCTTCCCAGGGGTATCTTTGGAGACGTTGCCGGGACTGGAGGAAAACGTCGAGTTCGATCCTGATTCGGCCAAGCAGCAGATGGAGGACTACATGAACGGCCTCCAGCGATACATTGCGACGATCGGCATGACCGCCAAGAGCTTGAGCGTCCAGGTAGCTGACCCGGGTCCGCACCTGGAGATCCAGTTGCGCCTTATCGCGATTGCGATGGCCGTGCCGTGGAGAGTCTTTATTGGTTCAGAGGCTGCTCAGCTCGCCTCCGAACAAGACGCCCGCGCCTTCAACAAACGGATCAACCGTCGTCGGCTCGACTATGTGAACCCGTTCGTCTTGCGGCCGTTCATTGACCGCTTGGTCCTAACGGGCGTCTTGCCTTCGGTAGGTGAGGAGGGCTACCAGATTGATTGGTTAGATTTGAACAGCCCCAGCGACGATGACAAGGCTGGAGTGGCGGAGAAGCAAACGAACGCTTTGGCGAAATACGTGCAAGGTGGAGTAGATGCACTCGTCCCACCCTTCCACTACCTGACGCTGGTTTTGGGCTTTGATGAAGAAGAGGCAAAGTCTGTCATTGAAGCGGCCAACAAGGATCCAGAAGTTGACATACACGCCCGCGAGGACGAGCTGGCCGCGAAGGAAACAGAAGCGGCAGCCAAAGCGATGGCGCAGCGTGGCGGTAATGGCAATGGTCGTCCGGCAGTGGCTCCGGCCCGAAGATAACCCAGCGTGAAATCCAGATGTTCATGCCTCTCCTCATCTAGGTTTCGTTTGGTGAGGAATGCGAATCCGCTGCGGATGGACCCCACCCGCACGGTGATGATCCGCAAACGGTTCATGGCCGAGATCCTGAAGACCATGAGGAACCTAAAGCGCCACCTCGTTGAGTTCATGGTCACCGATGATGCCTTGGCGTTGAAGGATCGCAAGTCGATCGTGCCGTTCAGTGGGCTCACCGGTCTGGCTCAGCCCCGCAGGTTTGAATTCCACACCAGTGCGGACAAGCTGAAGGCCTTCAACGAGTGGTTCCAGCAGCAGGTAGAGGCTGATGTCTTGTCACCTGATGTGGGCACTCCCGTCGCCACTCCATGGACCACCGAGTTTGTCGAATCGTCCTACCGTCGTGGGATGCTCAACGCCTACGCCTCGTCCAAGCAGGCGAAGTTTTTGGATGAAGCGGGCGTGGGTGACATGACCCAGGAGGAGTTCTTGCGGTCTTCGTTCGGCGCGCCTGAGGCGAGATCCAAGGTTCAGCTGCTCGCGACCCGGTCCTTGGAGCAGCTCAAAGGTGCCACGAACGCGATGGGCAGCGAGATGAACCGCATCTTGGCCCAAGGGATGGCTGATGGCAGTGGACCGGAGGCTATCGCCCGTGAGATGACTGCGAGGATAGACTCTCTCACGCGATCGCGGGCGATGACTATCGCGAGGACCGAGATCATCAATGCCCACGCTGAGGGCCAGCTCGACAGCTTTGAGAAGCTGGGCGTCAAAGAGCTGGGGATTAAAGCCGAGTGGTCAACGGCGGGAGATGATCGGGTCTGTCCTGAGTGCGCCCCAAATGAGGGTCGGGTCTTTGACATGGAGACCGCACGCGGGATGATCCCCCTTCATCCTAATTGCCGGTGTTCGTGGATTCCTTCAGCGCCAGGAGCGAAGGCTCAGGGAAGCCGTCCTCTTTGACAAACAGAAGATAACAGTCGTGAAATGAAGTCATCCGTCACGCTTGCTATTCCTACGTTCAACCGTTACAGGTTTCTTCTTGAGTGCGTCCAGAACGTCATTGGTGATCCTCGCATCAGCGAGATTACTATCTCGGATGATTTCAGCACAGACGGATCCTTCTCGAAGTTGATGGCCTGGGCTGCCAAGCACCATCCAAAGGTCACCCTCTACCGAAACCGTTCTAATGTGGATTGCTACGCGAACAAAGCTCAGGCAGTCCGCGGGGCTCGGCGCGACTGGGTGATTCTGTTCGACGATGACAACGTCATGCCGTCGACCTACTTGGATGTTCTGTTCGCCTTGCCGGAGTGGGACAGGGACACCGTTTACTGTCCTGAATTTGCCGAACCTCATTTCGATTACACCGAATTCTCAGGCATGACGGTGACGCGACAGAACGTGGCCGGGTTGATGACACGGCCTCCTTTCGCCACCGCGTTGAACACGGCGAATTATTTCTTTCACAAGTCGTCCTACCTGGGTGTGTGGGATGGGTCGGTTAATCCGCACACGGCTGACAGCATCTACCAGGCCTACCGTTTGCTCAATGCCGGAAAGAAACTTTACATCACGCCGGGTCTGCGTTATTTCCATCGTGTGCATGACGGCAGCCACTTCAAGCGAGAGCATCACAAGACGGGGCGGTTCGCCAGTGAAGTCGAAGCCAGACTGAAGAGCCTCAAATGAATCCCGATCACATCAAGGGTCCCACTTGCGAGGACGAGGTCATTTCAAAGATCCAGTTGCGTCGTGCCGCTGGTTTGAAGAAGTATGGTGTCTCGATGGAACGCACGGATCTGACTAAGTTGGAGTGGCTCCAGCACGCGCAGGACGAAGCAATGGACTGCGCCATCTATCTCCAGAAGCTGATGCGGCTGGAACAGCACAGGCGTGAAGTTGCCGACCGCTTGTATGAGGCCTCTGAGCCCTTAACGTGAGATGCACCTCAACATCAAAATTCTCGCGGTGGGAGACCCACCCGCTGATCCGCATATCAAACCCTTCGCTGAGGCCACGATGGAGCACCTTTACATTCTCGAGAAGGGAACCGCCAGTGGACGAACTTCGATCGCTATCCTGTCCAAGTTGCCGGACGGACGTTTCGTGACCATGCAGATGACCGCTGGCATATTCCTAGCAGCGGCCGGGGCCGTGCGTGGCGCGTGCGAACGATTTGGAGACAAGGAGAGTTTGTCATGAGCGTTTCAATAGTCAAACCACTCACCTACGGGCGGATGGGGAATTTCCTCTTCCAAGCTGCGGCGGCAATGGGGTATGCCTGGCGGCACGGACTTGATTTCACCCTTCCGGACCACACCAAGAAGCCTCAACACAATCCCATCTATCTCCAGCACTTGGTGAACCGTAAATGGAACGATCAGATGCCCGTTGAGACTCTGACTGAGCAGAGCCACGCCTACCAAGAGCTGCCCTTCAAGGAGGACTGGCGAGACAAGTGTAATATCGTTCTTGACGGTTACTGGCAGACGGAGAAGTATTTCTTTGAGTTCAGGCAGTCCATCATCAATGCGTTTGGCTTCCCCTGGAAGCCCATGAGAGGTTTCGTGTCCGTTCATGTTCGGCGCGGTGATTATCTCAGGCTCACTGAGAAGCATCCACCTGTTTCGGCCGAATGGATCACCCACGCGATAGACCAGTTTCCATGCTACCATTTCGTCTTCTACTCTGATGACATTCCCTGGTGCAAGGCGGTGTTCGGCCGACGCAAGGACGTGACCTTCTCCACCGGCAAGCGCGAGGTGCAGGACCTGACCGAAATGAGTTGGTGCGAGCATCACATTTGCTCCTGCTCCACCTTTAGTTGGTGGGGGGCTTGGCTGAACCAGAACCCAGACAAGATGGTCATCATGCCCAAGAATTGGTTCATGCCAGGGCGCAAAGAGGACACATCTGACATCGTGCCTGAGGGGTGGATCAGGATCTAGCCATGCCACTGCCCACCCCAAAATTGTTTCTCAAGAATTACCTGACCCCGGTATTCATCGAAACGGGCAGTCATCGTGGGGATGGGATCCAACACGCCTTAGATGCGGGGTTCGTTTGTGTCTACAGTGTGGACATTTCTCCGTTCGCCTATGGTTGGTGCTCGCATCGATTTGTTGAGCAAAGGGATAAGGTGGCGTTGCACTTGTGCGACTCGAGAGAGTTTCTGCAAACCCTGCTGCCAAAGATTTCATGCCGATGCACGTTCTGGATTGATGCTCATTGGTGTGGCGGCAACGATGAGATGGGCGGGCAGGACGGTGGAACAGAGACTGACATACCCATGCTGGATGAATTACGCGTCATCGCGGACCATGGGGTCAAGGACCACATCATCCTGATTGACGATGTGCGATTGATGGGGACGGATGACTACCCTCCCCGCAAGTTGGTCCTAAATGTCTTGAAGGGAATCAATCCCGACTATGATATTTCATTCCACGACTCGGATGACTTTGCTTCGGACATTCTGGTTGCTCAGATCCTATGATTCTTGAAAACTCCTACATCAGCTTTGTCAACTTGGACAAACGAACTGACCGGCTGGAACTCATGTGGCAGACACTGGACCGGGCTGGCGTCAAGGCGGTCCGCACTCGTGGTCTGTTGCCGGAAGAGTGTGTCCGCCACAATGCACGGATTCCAGTCTTGCTGAGCCGCCCACAGAAGGGTGCGATCGGTTGCTATTTCAGCCAGCTCTCTATCATGGAAGAAGCCCTGCGGCGACGTCAGCATACCTTTGTGATGGAGGACGATCTAGCCTTCTG